TGGCTGTTAGAAGATCATTTGCGATAGAAGATGGAAACATTGGTGGCAGAACTATTCTGTCTACTCGTAACCAATCGTATTCAGATATTGATTTAACGTTTAAGGCCAAACCTTCTGGAGACGTTTACAAAAAAACAAATGCAGCAGATGTTAAACAAGCTGTAAAGAATATTCTTTTGACCAATAAAAATGAAAAACCTTTTCTCATGGATTTTGGTGGAAGTTTAAGTGATTACTTATTCGAACTAGATAATGATCTTGAAATTGATATAATGCGAGGTCGTATTATAGAAACAATAGAAATATACGAGCCTAGAGCCCAAGTTCTAGACGTAGATTTACTATACGCTGAAGGAAGTAATGCAGTAAACGTAACAGTAACTTTTCAAATAGTAAATTCATCAGAGATAATATCATTTGATTTATCGTTAACGAGGCTTAGGTAATGGCTAAAACAGTAAAATCCGCGGATCTTGACTTTAACACGATTAAAGCAAGATTAAAAGATTATTTTAAATCAAAATCAGAATTTTCAAGTTATGATTTTGACGGAGCTGGTCTTGACAATCTTTTAGATGTTTTAGCATATAACACTCACCTTAATGCTTTAACAGCAAACTTCTCAATCAATGAATCATTTCTAACTACTTCACAGCTTCGAAGCTCTATGGTGTCTCATGCTCAAGGGTTAGGTTATACCATTAGATCACGAAAATCGTCAAAGGCCGCACTCAATCTATCTCTTAATTTGTCAGGAGTTGTTAATCGACCTGCAACTATTAGACTTTCAAAAGACACCACATTCTCAAGTTCTGTCGATAACACCTCTTTTACATTTAGAACTCTAGAAGAATATGTTGCAAAGGACGATGGAACTGGCTCATATGTTTTCAAGACTGAAAGTGGATCTGATGAAATTCCTGTTTATGAAGGAACAAGAAAAAGAAAAACATTCATTGCTGGTGAAAAGAATGAAAGACAACTGTATGTGATTCCTGATGAAACAATTGATAGAACCACTGCAACTGTCAATGTTTATGATACGAGTACATCACAGTCGTTTATTAGTTATGTTCCTCTCGAAGAAGCTATTCAAATCAATGCAGACACTACTGTATTTAGCATTGCAGAAGTTCCTAATGGATTCTATGAAATCAACTTTGGCGATGGTACCTCATTTGGTAAATCACCTGAACCCGGTGAAAAAATAGTAGTTGATTACATTTCAACTAAAGGCCCTTTAGCAAATGACGCTACTCTTTTTATACCTACAGCAGATATTACTATTAATGGAGTAGATTATTCTCTTATTACAGTGACAGCAGTTGAGTCATCTGGTGGAGCTGATAAACAGACTATTGAATCAATCCGTCAACTTGCTCCTATTGCATTTGCTTCTCAGAAAAGACTCGTTACTTCTCTTGATTATAAAGCAATGATTGAGACTAATTTTCCTCAAGTAAGAGATGCTTCTGTGTGGAGCGGAGATCAAAATGTTCCTATTGATTATGGTGCAGTATACATGTCCCTTAATTTTGAGCCTGGAATATCTTCAGCAGTTCAACAATCAGTAAAAGATGCTATCACTACAAATTATACTAATAATCTTGCTGTCATGTCAATGACTCCTAAGTTTGTAGATCCTGTTTACGTCTTCCTTGAATGTAATATTCAATTTGATTTTGATCCTGCATTAACTGGTAATACTTTAGCTCAAACTGAAGAGAATATTTATCAGTATATTGTCAAATACTTTAATACAAATCTAAATACTTTTGATAGAGTATTTAGAAAATCAAATATGCTTACCGAAATTGATGCACTCGATGCTTCTATTCTGTCTACAACTGTTGACTTAAAAGTTCAAATGAGACAAGACGTAACCATCGGCATTGAAAATGTATTTGACTTATCTTTCCCATGTAAAATAGCTACACCTGATGATGTTTTCTATAGAGTGCAGTCAACAACCTTTAGTTATTTTACTGGCGGAAGTAATATTATTGCACAAGTTAAAAATAGATTAAACAGCACTGTTCTTCAAATTGTAGATTTAGATGGAGTTGTATTGCTAGATAACTGCGGACAGTACAGCGCAGATGATGGAACAATCAGCATATCAAATCTAAATCCTGCACGAGTGACTGGAGGTGTAGACTTCTTGAAATTTGCAGTAACTCCACAGAATGAAAACACTGTTCGTCCTCTTAGAAATTACATACTTACACTTGATAGATCCGAGTCTTCATCGACTGCAAAACCAGACAGACAAACAACATCACTTGAAGTAATTCTATAATGTCAATATTTGATAATTCAGAAACCCTTAGAGACTATAATAGGCTTGAACCAAACTTTAGAAAAAGTATGGTTTCTGAAGCATTTCCGGAACATTATGCAGAAGCATATCCTAATCTCGTAAATTTTTTCGAAAGGTATTATGAGTATCTTGATTCAGATGAGCAGTGGGGCGGTATTATCAATGAGATCGCAACAGTACGAGATGTTGAAGACACTACACTTACAAGACTAGATTTTCTTTTAGATGAAATTGGTCTTGGAGTTGCTCATGGCCAATTCACGTTTCCACGTGAAGCTGCTAAAAACATGGGTAATTTCTTTAGAGTTAAAGGTACTCAATATTCTGGTTATGGATTTTTTAGAGGGTTTTATGATGAGACTGCAGAGATTCAATATCCTAAGAAAGATATTTTTACAGTAGGAGCAGAAGGCCATAATCTAGGTTATGATTATGGTAAAGTTCTGCAAAATGGTAGAGAGTATCAAGTATTCTCTACTATGATTAAGACTCCTATTTCACTTAACACTTGGGAAACTCTGTATCGTAAATTTGTACATCCATCTGGCTTTTATTTGGCATCACAAGTAGAAGTTGTCGGTATTGGTATTGTTGGCATTACAACTGCAGAATCTTTCTTCGATCCAAGAGCAGATATCGAAGACATCTTTACAAATACACCGTACCCATATCAGCCACTAACTTCTGGTGATGTAACACTTCTTATTCCAGATGATAAAGGCGGAATTGCACTTGCACATCCTGATGATTCGTCTCTAACTACAGGTCATCCGTTCGGTGTATCACCAGACTTTGCAGAAGAAAGAATGAATCCATATAGAACAGTTCAGCTATATGGCATGAATACACCTATCAATATCTTGATGACATACTACAAAGACATCAAAGAATTCGGTGCATATGATCTTACATTTGATGCATTCCTCAATATTAGAACTTACGCACAGTCTGGCTATGTAACTCAAGGTTATGCTCAGAACGTGAGCCAAGCAATGAGAATGTCTAGCACAATCAATACCTTCGATCAGGTAAGATATATCGGATATGATAGCGCAGGTGAGTAAAACTATTATAAATAACAGTAATCTATTTTGTAGGATTAGCGATGCCACGTAAAATAATAAGCACAGGTACTTTTGGAAATGACGGAACCGGCGATGATCTAAGAACCGCTGGTGGAAAAATCAATGATAATTTCCAAGAACTTTATAACGATATTGCCAGTTTAACACTGGCAACAGGCGGTTCATCATCATTTGGCGGAATACAGTTTGCAAGCGATTCTGTAAATGGCCCTTACATTGTTTTTGAAGGTGTTACCGCTGATTCTTATGAGACACAGCTTGGAGTTGTTGATCCTACTTTAGATAGGTCAGTTCTTTTACCTGATGCATCTGGCACAGTTGCACTTACATCAGATATTAATATAAATTCTATTCTTCGTATTAAAAATAATGGTGGTGAGCTCATTGATTCTGGCATTGCTATCAATCTTATTAGAAAATATTCTATTGACTCGGCTGAACTAGCAGCTTTGTCAGTTGACTCTGCTCTGGTCATTCAATTAGTTGATTCTTCATACATTCAAGCAAGAGTTACATTACCGAATCTCGATTCTAACATTGTGTTAAATTTGATTGATGTAAACAGTGTTGACTCTGATGAATTGTATGATATGGTAGATTCTGGCTGGGTTGCGCTAAGACAAAGCTACGATTATAATCTTTTAATCAATAAGCCAGCTATTCTTGATTCTGGTAACGTTAAGAATCTTATGGACTCTGCTACAGTCAAACCGCTAATAGGTATGCCAACCTTTTTCGGTACTATTGATAGTGCTGTGCAATGGGGTACAAGAAATCTTACTACGCCATTCCTAAGACCTACCGTTGACAGTTCAGTTGATATTGGTACAAGCTCACTTAAATTTAAAGATGCTTATATCGGTGGCCACTTGTATACAGGTGGAATTAGACCACTTGCTGATAGCACATATGATATTGGTGACTCGAATCACAGATATAAAGATTTGTATCTATCAGGAAGTACAATTTATCTTGGTGATGTTAAGCTTAAAGCAGAACAAGCCGGATCTGCTCTTAAAGTATATGATGCAACAGATACTGAAATTTCATTCGGTGGTCTTAACCAATCTCAAGTAGATGCTCGAATTACATTGAATACAAATGATTATGCAACTGAAGCAGAAGCATCAGCTTATGCTGATAGCGCGATTGATAAGCATTTACCTATTGGTCAAGCAGGCGAAATGCTTTTGTATCAAGACAACAACACAAGAACATTAAAGAGAACTAGGTTATTCTCAGTCAATGATAAGTTTGTAGAATTTTATGATGAAGTTCTAGAAGAACAATCAGATGCACCTACACTTCAAGATGTATTTAACACTTGGTCGAGATTCTCTCATAATACTAGTGGTACATATCCTGCTGTCGCATCTGAAATGAATGCTTGGGTTTATAACTCAGGTCCAAATACAATATCTCAACCACTTAATACCGGCACTGCAACTGGATTCTACTCTTTTGAGACATACGAAGGCTATACACACACTGCAAGATTTACATCTACAGACGGAGACAATGATATTGGATTTATGGTCATTGCCTTTGCAATTGATGGTGGTGTAGAACATACCCTTTCTGCAGTAAGACAGTCTAACGGCACTATTGGTGGTATTGGAACATGGGCTCTTGTTTATAATATCGGCCAAGCAAGCCAAGCAATATTATCAGATAATTCATCATCGGCACCAGGATCTGGCGGTTGGGATCAATGGACTAATGGTAGTACGATCTCTGCTGAAAAAGATGGTAAAGATCTTACAATTACAACTTCTCAATTTAATAGTACGTCACTTGATACCAATACAAATATTACATTTGATCTATCTTCTGATAGTAGAACACAAAGATTCGTAGGTCCTGTACCATATGGCTATGGTGCTTGGAGCCAAGGCGGTATGACAATCAGTAATATTTCTTTTGTGGCAGATGATGCAGAAAGACTTTATTGGTTAGACAGCTCAGGTACATTTGTATATGAATACGATGGTTCTCTAGTACAATGGGTAGCAAATGAGGCAGCAGGCTTAGATTCTGCAGCTGGAAATATCTTCCACAATAATAAGACAGGTAGAACCTACTATATTGATGGTGATTCAGCATATCCTATTGGCACAGTACGACAGTTTAACGATGTAATCTATCAAAGACCAGTAAATAGACTACCAGACTCAGACATGATCGGAGATCTCGGGTTAAGAGCCGGAATGTTTGCTACAGCAGACGGAGTTAATTGGGACCCCGCAAGTAAAAGTGGATCAGTACCATACCCAGTATTTTGGGATGGAACCACATGGAACGCATTATATTAAGGAAATAAGAAATGCCAGCTATTATTACAGATGAACTTAAACAACTTATTGCTCGAGATTTCTTCGATCAGTTTGTGCTTGGTACTGCTGATTACTATGCTGGTATCGGCCGCTCTGAGCAGTGGGATAGCCAAGACACGGTTCCTATTCCAGTCAATACACCAGGTGAAATTGAGAAATTTCAAAATAGCCTTCAAGCTGTAAAGAAAATTGAAGGTGTATCTCAGGTTGTTCCTCGTAATAATTGGTCAAGTGGTCAAATCTATTCTCAATTTGATGATTTGCAAGCTGGTTATCCAGCCAATCCTTACTATATTATGAACTCAAATAATCATGTTTACATGTGTCTTGAGACAGGTAGAAATCTATTTGGTGTTGCTGTTCCTTCTACTGTTGAGCCAACTGGTTCTAATCTAAAATCATTTAGACTTGCTGATGGATATGTCTGGAAATTCCTTTATACTATTAGTGCAGCAAGAGCCAATGACTTTATGTCTTCTAACTTTATGCCTGTGCAAAAACAAGGACTAACTGATTCTAACTCAACTGGTATTCAGCTGCAACAAGAAGAAGTGCAAGATGCTGCTGCACCAGGAGAAATTCTTAACATTATTCTTGTAGATGGTGGTGCTGGATACACATCAAATCCTAATATCACTATTGGTGGAACTGGCACCGGTGCTCGAGCAGTATGCGATATCGACTCGGCTACTGGTGAACTGGTAAGAATTCGTATGTCAGACAGTGGTGCGTTTAACCATGTTGTACACGGCGCTGGATATACAAGAGCAAAGGTTACTATCACCGGAGGTGGTGCAACTGTTGATGCTAAAGCTAGAGCAGTGATTGGCACTAATGATTCGGGTGTAGGTAGAGATCCTCGTATTGATCTTAAATCTGCTGGCATCATGTTCCACTCTAAACTTGAAGGATCTGACAGTGACTTGATTATTGATCAAGACTTTAGACAGGTTGGTCTTATCAGAAATCCTAAAGATTATGCTGGATCTAAATTCACTCGTACCACAGGTAGTGCACTGAAGCGTATGGAGTTATCAAGCATTATCACAGCGTTTACTCAAGACAAGATTATGGAAGGTGCTACATCACTAGCACAGGCATATATTGATGAGGTTGACAGTAATGGACTTTACTATCACCAAACCTCTGTAACTGGATTTGATGATTTCGTTGATGGCGAGTTAGTAGAAGAAGTTAATGGAGCTGGTGAAGGTATTATCGATTCAGCTCATCAGCCTGGCACTCCTGAAGTTGATCCTATGTCTGGAGCAGTCTTATACATAGATAATAGAGGACCTATTGAAAGATCAGCTGCTCAGGCAGAAGACATTAAGATTATTATTCAATTCTAAGGGAATAAAGAATGGCCATTACACTTAACAAAACACTGTTTCCACAGCGCTATCGTGATGATTTTGCCGACAGCGATGGCTATTATCGTATTCTATTCAATAGTGGTAGAGCACTTCAAGCTCGTGAATTAACACAGCTACAGACTATAATTCAAAACCAGATTAAAAGGTTTGGGGATAATATCTTCAAAGAAGGCGGTGTAGTTAAGCCTGGTGCTTCTGTATTGAATAATGCGTATGAGTATATTAAGCTTAATGTAACTACTTACAATCTTCCTTCAACCTTTAATTCTCTAATTGGTACAACTTTTACCGGTAACACTTCAGGTGTTCAAGCTAAAGTATTAGAAGTAATTCCTTCTGATGGTGTTGATCCTTCTACTCTATATGTTCAGT